GAATCCAGCCTGACAGAATGCACAGGGTGAACATAGATCGTTTGTGTAGGGATATCAAAAAACCACGATGGTATTATTGCTGTGCATGAGGCTATAGAGAAGGTTTGTGTATATTGTATATTATCAACAAAAACTTGCCCTATCTCAGTTGTTGCCGTGTTGTACCCTTCAAAGACATATCCCAACGTTGTATATTCCGCAGGTGGAGTATAGTCTGAGCTTATTGATACAATAGTTTTCCATAGCCAATCATTGTAAGGGGACCAATATAGATCATAGGGTAATGGCTTGACGATCTTCGCTACTATCATTTAATGTTTTCTCCAATATATAGTCACCCCTGAGCCACCGTCAATCCTTATTTTACTGTTTGACCCATCTGAATAGATTTGTACCCCTGGGCGACCGTAGGTTCCACTGTCAATAGTCTCCGTTAACCTCCAAAACCCATTTACATAAATCTGTGACCTTGCAATATTAGCGAAATTGGTAGTTATCGAGTAAAGCCCCCGTGGGATTATCCACTCCCCCCCACCGGCGACAACCTCTGACCCCTCTGATGTTGACTCACTCAAAAGAAGTGCCCCTTTAAGATCCGTAGCCCCACCAATAGAAACACCGCCTAGTATTTCAATAAGTTTTACATTTCCATTGGCTAATCGGTAAGAATTAAAATCTTGGCCATAACTCATCCCCCTATTATAATCCGTCCCATCAAGATAACACAAGTCTCTTAATGCCTGATTCCCTGAGCTGTCATAAATACCGCCATACGCCGGGTTATAGGAGTAACCTGTTAAAGTAGTGGCCCATGCTAAAGTGATTACACCTGCGGTCTCTGTGGCGATTATGTAGTTCAACCCGGCTGTTACCGATCCACTTATCGCCTCGTCTGACCCTTGCACTTGGAAAGTATTAGCAGCATGACGGATAAAGGCCCCTTGCTTGGCGGCAGGCGCGGCCCCTGTGCTTTCCCACGTTGTCAGGATAGAAAGTTGCGGGGTCTCTGCGGCGTGTTGAATTGCCTGATCAAGTGTGAAATCTCCTGCGATAGGCGGATCAGTTGGTTCCGTTAATATATTTATTGCCATTATCTAGCCTCCTGTACTAAAATGTTAGTGCTGTATTGTCTCGTTAAGCTTTCTCGTGTGAATTGCCCGTTCCCCTGCATTATACCATATATTGGCCGTTGTTCGCTATGGTTATCATTGTAAAGATCGGCATATAAGGGGAACCAATTGCCTACCAGGGCCAACAAGGTTTGAAACTCTTGCCTAATTGTATTGTCCATTGTTGATAATGTTGCGCTCCACCCCTCTGTTAGTTTTGTCCTCGTCCCGTATGTTTGACCGCCCATAAGCCATGTGGCTGAGTCATTCAGGATATAGTCAAACCTTGGGTTTACATTGTGATATTCCATTGATAAGGGAACGCCACAAGAGACCCCCCCCACATAGGCCCCTAATACGGATGTAATAGTTATCTCAATAGACCGGACAAAAGGGACAGACTCAAAATAAGTCATATTTGTATCATAAGCCACTTCTAGAGACCCGCTTCCGACAGTAGCCCCACCTGAGTTTTTCAGGGCATAGGTTGCCGATGTCAAGTTATGGTATCCTATGGCGATACATGATATTGTCTGGTCCATAGCCCATGATCCAGTTATGGTGTCTGTCGGTTGTGTTGATAGATATTTTAATTCGAGCAGTCGGTCAAGTATATTTTTTACATTAGTCGAATCATCGGAATTAAGGCTTGATAATGAGGCCGATTGTAAAAGGTTTTTATAGAGTAATTTCATCTTATAGCCTCCGGGATTATTGTAATTCTCCGTTTATTCACATAATTGTTTATTGTACTTTCTGCTATCTGCTCACCGTCAAGCATAATATAAAGCTGCAATGACCCACCTTGACCGGCAGGAGTTATGGTCTCGCCACCGTTTACGGCGATAAGCTGGTTATCTCCTGTGGGGGAAGCACCCGGAACAATAGGGACTATACCACCCTGCTCAAAGGCTGGTGGTGGTTGTGATGATATGGCGGCTATCTGGGCGGCCCCAGCTATCCCCGCAGCAATGGAGAGGGCAACCCCAGCGAAGCCTCCAGGATTCGCAAGAAATCCTATAATCGCTTGTGCCGTGCTTATTGTGGCACTAAAGATAGCAAGGCCTTTTTGTCTGTTTGCGTCTTCAATGGCAAACTGTTTTTTCTTTGCGGCATAACGCTCCTCAGCCGCTGTCCTTGCTTCTGTCCCCTCTTCCGTAGCGTCTATTTCAGCTTGGAGTCTTTGCAATTCAGCATTGCCAAGATTTGTTTGTATCTGAGATATCGATCCGTAGAAATCGCCGATTATTCCCGCCCCGGAGATGTATGCTTGCTGTATTCTTTTTTGGTCTGCAATTATAGAATCAGCGGCTTCTCCTTCTGCGGCTGCCCTATCCTTTGCCGCCTGGATCGCTTGTTGCCAAAGGGATTCTTCTATGGCTGCCTGTTCTCGTAGGGCTAGGGTTTGTTCATAGGTTAGTTCTGTGGAATTTTCTATAACTGTATTAAGTTCATCTATTAAAACAGTTTGCTCTTTTACAAGATCATTTAAGAGGGCTTGAACTCCAGGAATATCTCTAAGCTCTGCCCATTTATCAATCTGTTGTTGTAGGAGGGCAATCTCTCTTTCTTTAGTTGGGAGTGCGTCAATTTGCCTATTTGCTAGTTCCGCTGTGGCATCAATAGCAATAGCATCCCTTCTTTTCCTCTCAAGGGCGAGTGCGGCCTCTTCTTCCGCAAGTTCCATTAATGAGTCCCTAGCCTTTTTCTGTGCATTGGCTAGTCTATCCTGTGCCGTTATCTGTGACGCAAGTCTTAATAATATTTTTTGCCTTTCTTCTCTTTCCTGAGAAAGCAGGCCATTTTGTATTTTCGCCCCTTCTGTCCCAAGCCGATTATTCTCTTCAATCGCCTCTCTTAATATTTTTAATTGAGACTGTTGATATTCATAAGCTGCGTTTAGGTCTCCAATCCCCGTTTCCCCTGCCTTTTCTGCTGCTTTCGCGTCATTTCTTTCTTTGACATAGTCGGCTATAGCTCTCGTTAATTGTCCAAAAATACCTACAGAGGCACTAGCAGCGGGTAAAAGGAAGCGGCCTAATTCAGCGGCCAAATCAGCAGTTGCCCCTTGTGCCACCCGCATCCTGTTTGCGTATGAGTCGGCAGACCGGGCGAAATCCCCTATAGCATTCCCCGATTGGGAGAGTGCTAATTCAAAAGTTAAGGCCGCTTTTGTCTGTCGGTCAAGTTCTCCTGTAATCCCCTTATCTTCTGCGAGCCTTTTAAGGTCTGCTTCTGTTATTGCAATCCCAAGAGATTTAAGGGCTTCTCTCTCCCCTAATAATGCTTTTGTTATAGCGTCAGAGGCGACTTTTATATCTACATTTTGGAATGATGATAAATCACCAGCAAGGGTATTCACTTGTTCAGACAACCCTAGGGCTGCGTCTTTAGTAAATCCAAACCCAGTTAGTAGGTCTCCGGTATTTGCCAGAAGATCCTCTGCCGCTTGTTGAGAGAGTCCAAAACTATCCGCTAGAGAGTCGGCTGTTTCTCGAGCCTCGTTTCCTATCCCCCTGAATGTTACCTTAAATTTATTATTTGTTTCCTCTGCTTTTGAGGCTGCATCGATAAGCTCTTTTGATACTTTAGCTATTCCAGCGACAGCGGCAACAGCGAAGCCGCCCTTTATGAGGCTTCCTAATCCTGAGAAGGACTTTCCTAATCCCCCGACTTTCTTGTCTGAGGTGTTTAGCCCCTTGTCTAAACCCTTAGTATCCGCAGTTATTTTGTAATATAGTTCTCCGAGTTCTTGCTTAGCCATTATCCTTCCTCATGCCACTTCCCCTTTGCCCTCAAGACTCGCTCAAGATAACCGGTTTCTTTTTTCCGCAATGGAAAGATCCAGTCCCGCAGTTTCTCTGTCCAAACATTCTGTTCCGTTGATAGTATAATTAGCCCGTCTGTGACATGCTCGACTTCCAGATCAAGCCATTGTTCCCTATTATCAACAATGTTATATCTTTTATATAATAGATAAAGACGGTCATAATTTAATTTTCGCTCTTGTTCCTCTTCACCTATTCTTTTTTTTTAGTCTTTGATATGCACGCTGATAGAAACTCATTAAACTCCGCAGGGTCAACCGAACTATCCCAAAACTCGTTATCAAGCAAAAGGGTGCCGTTATAGTGGTTAGCTCTCAGGATCAACTTGATTAGGTCAATCTTCCCTTGGAAAAGTTCCGTCTGTTTTATTCCGTCAAACTCGTCTCTGATTTCTTTCATCTCGGCGTTATGCTGTGCAAGCTGTTTCTTCGCTTCCTTGGGGTCATCTTTATTTTCAACTATTATCGATCCTCTGTTTGGCATATCATTTTTGATAACCTGGCCCAGCGCATACAGTCGGCCTATGGTTGTCATGAGATCGGTATATATCCCTACCATTCTTTGACTGATAAACGTTATATCTACGATTATTTCAAGATCGTTAAACTCTTCATCCTTGTAATTTAATTTAATTTCTGCCACCTTATTACCTCCAAAAGGGCCGGGAGAAGGAGGTAAAAACTCCCGACCACAAAAATATTTATGCTGACTGCTCAATCCTAAAAAGTTGTGAGCCGTCTGCTAAACCGCTGTCAAGTTCTGCTGTCATTGCTATAGTCCATGTGTCAAGATCATTAGAGGACTTAGCGCCCAATTTGTTAAATACCAACCCACCAGAATCAGGGGAGACCCGATACGCTGTCAGCCTGTAATCGTAAGTGGTCAAAACATCATTTGTCCAATGAGTAAATCGGCACTGAAAAGGCAAAAGGACTTTTGAGGTTGTCCCGGCTGTTAATACAGTGCTTGCCGCTGGTGTATAATCATAATCTATAGTTATTGTCTGCGCCTCCGTTGTTACGTCGACACTGTCTGTTACTACAATAGACCATCCGCCAGACCCATTAACTAAATAATAATCCGTGCCTAACGTCAACGTGCTGTCAATACTACCGGTAACTGAATTTATAGTAGGAGCTGTTCCGTCGCCCATTTGATTTTTTATTAGGATTCCTGTTTCGTAAGCCCAATTCCCAGAGGCGACGGCTTGGCTAGCCCCGGTGACTTCGGCGGCGGCAACTACTGTGCGTGTAAATAACCCGGCCCCTAGTGCCTCTATTGCCTCGGTGTCCCACGTCCACAAGGGAGATGGAGCCATTGCAAGTGTAAGGTTTTTGGCTAGAGGGTCAGGATTTTCAGCGTTCCCTGATTCTAATTCTGATTTATCATAATTGAAGGTAAATGACGCGCCGTCCTCCATTACTCCAACGTCAAGCCATGTTGACCCGCTATCGGTCGATATTTCGAAACTCAGCCCGTCCGAATAGCTGAAATCTGTTTTACTTGTTTGTACACCCATGGTTATACTCCTTTAGGCTAAATCTAATTCTGATTTAATACGCACCTCTACAGGGCAATTAAAATTATCCGTATTATCGGCGGGCTGGATAACAAACCCCCATTGGCAATAATACCGGCCTGAACCGGCTACTTCTTTTCTATTCAAGGCTTCAACCACGGCACCCGCCAGGGCCTCAGCTTTAATCTCAGTGTCAGCTCTACAATTTACCGTATAATCGGCAAGCAAAACATCAATGGTATAATCAACAGGATTTAATCTGTAAATCAGGACCGTAGAAAGTGAAACGTCCCAATCTGGTTCTATCACACCATTTGCTATACAAGGATATATCCCTACTGAGGACACAAGGGCTAAGACCCCGACATCGGCTAATAAAGCCTCATATATAGCTGTTTTCCCGTTCATACTTTCCTCGTTTTCTTGTTTCGCAGGGTTTTTCTCATGCCCAAATTAAGCGCATCGGCTACCATTTTCCCAGTACCTGGGTTTTGGGCAATATAAACAGCAGGTCTAAGATAAGGTTGCGCTGCCATCTTCTTTGTTCCAAATTCCTGATAACCGGCATATTCTAAGCTTGTCCCGACATACCCGGTGTCTTTATCTATCATACCTGACTCAATACTTCGCCTTAAATCTCCTGTTAAACCTATCGGGGCAAGGGCATTGGCTTGGTTTTTTATCTTTGTTGCTACCTTTAAAATACCTATCCCTAACCCGTCTTTATATCCTGAGGTGTCTCCTGTCGTAAAATATCCGCTCATATCTTAGCCACCAATCCGATCAAGTACATATTATCAAACCCTGTCACGTTATTATTCACCGGATCTTGAATCGTGTTAATCGTGTATTTTTTAGTATTCACCGTCATGTAATCGCCTACGGTTATCCCAGTAGTTTCTTTTACAGCGAATACGGCATCCACATTAATCATCCAAGTTTTCTGATAAAACGCGGGAACCTCTGCTGTCTCCCAGAATACCCCATTGATTGCCGTCCCCTCAGTCTCGGTTTCTACCCAATTCCCGGTTGAATCCGGCGCAAGGGTTACTCCGTACGGGGTTCCTGCCACCATCATATCACCAAAGAAATCTAATATGCTCATTAGAAGCCTCTCTGATAACGGGGCAATGCTTTAATAAACCAAGCTGGCATGCCGTATCTGTTTTCTAGTGCAACATCCTTAGCACTCCTGGCAACAGAAGCACCACCGATTGACCGGCTTGTCCATGTTGAATCTGAGACTTTAGAGTTAGTCTGGTTGATAAGGTGTTGAATCCCTTTTGCTATTACATCCTGATAACCGATTGAAATCCCGCCAGTGATAATAACGCCTGATTCTGTTGCAGTACAGTTGGCGCTTATCGTTATGTATGTCACATAATAATCTAGCCCGGTTATGTTCAGGGTCGTTCCATTCTTGGTTATCTCGGTTATATAAGAGCTTTCCGGGATGCCGTCGCCTGAAACAAGTTGTCCGGGAGAAAGGTTTTCTGAGATATCGCTATAAATATAAGGGTTCATGATTCCAGAAGTTTGTTTGTTATACCAATCACCGTATTTATAAACGAAATTATCGTTATAGTTATCCGCAAGGGCATATACGCTGATTATATTTGAATCTAAGGTCGTATCGCCACCGAATTTATAATTAAAGTTGTTCTGTGAGATTAGTTTGACTTTCGCATCTATTATCCCTAGTTTTGCTGTTATAGCCGCATCTTGGGTTGTACCAGTGATACCGAGTAATTCTTTTGCTTTTGTCAATGTAATTACCTGCATCTATCTTGCCCTTGGTCGATTAGTTGGGTTATCTTCTCGATGCTCATAATTCGGCCTTGATTGCTTCCTCTATTTCGGCAGCTTTCATCCTATCTGAACCGGTTATTCCGAGGGCCTTGGCTTCTTCAATTAGTTGTTTTTTTGTCTTCTTTTCTGAGTTTGTCTTCTTTTCTGGTTCTTCTGGCATATCGCCACTTATCAATGTCGCCTGTGGACATTCTTTGAGTATATTTATTTCATACAAGTCATTTGTAGAATATTCGCCTTTGTTGAAATTGCATAGAACTTTTTTTGTCTTTGGGTTCCATACCATTCCGATTCCTTCAAAAGTCATTTTCCCCTCCTAAAAACTCCCCAACTAAGGGGAGATTGATTAAGCGATAATAGTGTCCACGGACGTTCCAGCGGTTACAGTTACCCCACCAGCCGTTATATTAGAAACGGTCAAGGTATTGGTGTCATCGGCGGCCCAGACCCCTGTGGCTGAAATAACTACTGAGGCTTTTCCGTCAATCAATGTAAGGGTGGTAGATGCTATCGCGGCGGCTCCTGTGCCGACTGTGTCGGACGCTATTGTTAGAGTCGTTGCGTATGTATCATTAAGCCAAGTATGGACTTCACCGGCTGCTGTCTCAATAGAGAGTTCGACTGTTCTGGTGAAAGCGGTCGTTGTTGCTGACGATCCTGTGGTAGTTGGTGTAATTACCATAACAATATCACCACCAAGGGCTTTAGCCTGTAAATCAAGATAATCTCTCAACTCAGGTTGTATTCCAGGCATATTCTTTATATTTGCTATTGCCATTTTAATACTCCTATAAAGCCCCAGCTTTTGCACTGGGGCGGTTATTTATGCGGTTGCTGTACCGGTTACAGTCCCGTGAAAGTAAGAAGAACCATAATCGATACCAGCCTGAGTAAACAGCTGCCAATCCTCAGAGGCTCCGGTCTTAGCTAGAGGCTCAAGGATCACTCTGCTTTCATCGGCTGGCTTGCCTGGGACAGGTTGAAATGCTATTGCCATTTTATCCATGTTAAATACACCGATAGTGGCGGCAGGCATTCTTGGGATATAAGCAATCTCAAAAATACCAAAGTCAGTTTCAACCATGGTGATATTAGAACCACCAATATTCCGGTCAGTAGGCACATAAGTATAAATAGAAGTTAAAAGCTGTTTGTTAAAAGAGTTACAAGCGATAGTAAAATTACCGCCCTGATCAAAGGCACCATTGTCGGCCATCTCTTTGAAAAGAGAATCCATAATCAATTTGGTTATCTTAACACCACCAGCGGCTACTGTGTTGGTAGTAGATCCTGTGACAACTCCCCTTGTCTTAAAGGCAACACCTGCACCAGTGGCAAGGGCGTAAGTTCCGTTTAAGAAAGAATATTCCATGTCCATTTTCATCTGATCCATGTTGGTCTGGATCTGAAAAGCAAGCTCGTCATTAACAGGATTAGTTCCAAACTCGTCATAAGCCAAACCGGTTGTGCTGACTTCGATTCTTTGAAGTCTCCCAGCCGCGGACTGTTTGGCATAGGAAAGAGATACTTTTCTCTGGAAGATCTGGGTAACGTTCTTTTCATTTGCCCTAACGTAAGAAACCGCTGTGGGTGCAGTCAAAGAGTCTGTTTCTGTAATTGCGGGCTGTGCGGCTGCTTCCATATCATAGGATGAGCTCATTGCGAATTCAGGAGAGTTTACGTCTCCTGCTGATCCGATTCGATCAAGGAAGGGGGTTCTTACCTTTGAGGGTGTAAATAACTGACCTGCCAGATTAGGCAGATTCCATAAAGTTCCGGCTGCGGCATTAGCCATAGATTTGCTCCTGTTTTATGCAGCCGTTTTATATATTACGTCTGCTGTCGTTTTGCGAGCTGCAACCGCATTGCCAACTGGGTATTGCCTGCCGCTCTTGCTTCCATAATTTTACTATCTAAGTCGGCTGGCATAGGTGGTTTATTCCTTGGAGCCTGTCCACTTGGATATTTTTCTTTCATTTTTGAACTAATACGGGTCTCCAATTCTTGATTAAACCATGATGCATCAGATTCTAGTTTTTCCATGGCTTTATCGCCATAAACAACTAATTCCTGGGCCTTAGCAATGCTATACCCAAGCTCTTCTGCTTTCTCTGACAGTTGTGATCTCAGTTCTGATGTTGCTTTTTCGCTTTCCATAGACTCAAGCTTGTTTGACATCTCTCTGAGCTTCTTGTCAGATTCAGTCTCCTGTGGGTTTAGCTCTTTTCTCAGGTTCTCTTCCCTGGTCTTAAGCTCGTCTGCAAACTTCCCGTTCCATAGATTCTCTTCTATGGTCTTTGCTCTTTCGTTCTGTTTCTGGTCATAGGTGCTCAACAATAGTGGGTTATTCTTTACCAGATTCCATGCTTCTTCTTTAGTGGTTAAACCGCTTAAAGGATTCAGCTTAGAAAGTGCCTGTTCAATCTCGGTTACGTCTGCCCCATCTTTGGCGATTGATTTAATCTGTTCAATTAGTTCCATAGTGTTCCTCCTAAAAAGTACTCGCCTTTCTAGTCTTATTGAGTAAGATATCATAAATAGTCTTTATTGTCAACTATTGTCCATATTTATGTATAAGTAAGGGCATTATGTCCGCTATTGTCCGTTAAAGTCTATAATTATTTGAGCATAAAAAATCCCCTCGGCGAAGAGGGGTTCTATTGTTTTAGATATTGCTATTGGGATATCTCCTTCTTTTCTCCTGCGATAAGAAGACAGAGTCCCGACAATATAGGCGATATCAGCACAGACAAGATGAACCAACCGCCACCGCTACGGCCTTTCTTGCTTGCACTAAACCCGACTAAACCACTAAAAACTAAACTTAGTAAAAATACGCCTTCCATTATGATATCTCCTTTTTCTCAAACAACGGCACCATGATTTCCTTTATCTCTTGATAGGTCTTTTCCATTTCAAGCAACGGTTTAATCATGCCCTCCACTATTTTAACCCGTTTTAATTCTTCAGGTGAAAGATACTCCCTGAATCCTTCCCTAGTTCCATATTCCTTTTTCTTTTCTTTTAACCCTGTCAGGGAATAGGCAAAGTTTGTATAGGTGGAATAAGCATGCCCGTGCATCCTGTCCTGTTCCCCCGAGTCTTTGACGGCATCGGTTAGAGATTTTCGGATCTCTTTCCCGGCAAGCCTTATTGTTTCCTGACTGAGAATATATTGTCTCATGGTGAAGAATTCTCTAACTAGCTTTTTCTTGAAATCCTTAACCTTTGGGCTATTTCTCATAAATGTGGTTAATAATGTTGCTTGTTGTTCATTCAAGGTATAGAGGGTTTTTGGCCTCCCCCCTTGCTCGGTAGGTTTAGTGATTTCAAATCCCATAACCCCAAACTCTTCAAGATCAGGATAATGGTTTTTTATTAGCCTTGTGATAGACCTTCTCTCTATTTCTGCTAAATCCGCTAACCCCTCTGAATCGATAAAACATTCTTTGTTCTTAATCTTTATTAGTTCTTTCATAATTAGGGTTATACCAGTTTATTCAAATAGCGTCAATAACCCTTTCCCATTTCAACACTCATAGTCAAGCTTTGCCCCCTTCTTAAGATTCTCTTCTGCCCATAGAGGCTGTAGGTTGGTATAGTGGAAGCACATCTTTTGTTGTTCTGGATCTGTAAGGTCAAAGTAAGCACAAGGGATTATGTGGTCTATATGCCAACCGTGAAGGCCGTAATTTCCAAATGTCATGCCTTCAGTAAAGAGGTTTTCCATATATTGCCTAAACGCATTTACGCCTAGACCTAATAGATCTTCTGTTTTGTAACATTTTGTTGCATTGTAAGCTTTCATCGCCATTCTTACCCTAGCAGAATATACATGTTGGAGGTGCAATCCCGGGCATGATTTCCTTTTCTCATGTGATTTTCTTATTGATTCCTTACGCCCTAATCCCCTATCTTTATCGGTATATTGTTTTTTATTTTTCATAGTTAAGGCCGTATATGAATCATACCCTAACGCAACCCTAGAATGGTAAGTGGTTTCTTTTACCCCGAACACTTTACAAATATCCCTTGTTGTTATTGGGGTATATTTGTTTGTATTTATCTCTCTAAGGCGTTTATTTATTTCTACCTTATTTGTATTATATCTCCTGTTTGCCCTAACCCTATTTTTTTCTTTTTCTATATCTGAGGTCACTCTGTTTGCTTTTCTACATTGGTTACACTCACCCCTATAATATACTTTCTCATTTACAACCCGCGATTGGTACATCGTTACATCTTTTTCTTCCCCACACTTAGTACATATCTTAGTCATCCATCCCCCCCATCTTAACGTAATTATCCTTTCCACGGACAAGCCATTTCCCCATGTCCTTGAAAATAGCTCGCTTAGTCCTGTCATTGTTTACCGTGTTAATAAGCTCATAAACCGCATACCGGATTAACTCCGATTTGTTCATATCCGCCTGTTCCGCTAAGTATTCAAGATCCTCTACTATGTCCTTTCTCATCTTTATTGTGACTGATTTGTCTAACATATTGTCTTACCTCTTAAGATAAGAATACACCCTCTTGCGGGTTATGTCAACCCTTATTCTTTTTATTTCAACTCGATAGTAAAATGCCATTTAAGAAAAAGGAACATAGCGTAATGCTCTTGAACCATGGTTGTTTTCTCGGCTAACATAATAGTAGGGATAAGATAAAACCCGCCAGCTCCACCGCATGTAAATTCTAATCGTTTCATAGTGTTTTCCTCCATTCCTCGTAATCCGTCCACCCTATAACCTCATTTTTACCTGTCTCTGGATTCCTTGCCCTGCGGATCTCAGGCTCCTCTCCGTCTATGATATTGATTGTTGCGCATCGACACTGGATATTATCCGCTGCTGCGCCCATTTGTCCGGGTGCTTGGCCTGATGAAATAGAGGAGTTGAAATCCTTGTCAAGATCCCGTAATTGACCGTCCAACCCCTGATGGCTTACCCGGGTCTTGGAGTCTAGCGTGGCAACCCATTGCTTTTGTGTTTCAAAACCCTGCGCCTCAAGTTGGTTGCCTGAAGCTAAAGCAGCGGCATTCATGACCCGTGCGCCCTCTGTCCTGGCAATTCTAACGGCTTTATACATGGCACCAGAAGCGGCTTCCTTGCCAGCTTTTTTTGAATAGGTACCGATTATCTCTTTTATGGCCTTCGTTGTCTCAGTGTACGGCTTGCCCGTTATGAGGCTGTTATTGATTGTCTTTATGATCTTGTTCAGGTCTTCCGCCGCACCATTCTTCAAAAGATCTGAGAGGGTCCCAGTTTGTGGGGAATAAAGGCTCATATCGCCCCATGATTTTTGTATCTTAGTCCAATAAGAAACATTCCCGGTTACGGCGTATTTTACCACGTTAGGGTTTATTGGGATAGGGTTTAGCGTTTCTGCTAACCAGTTACCAAGGTATAATTGCCTTGAATAATTCTCTTCCATAACAGAGGATAGGCCCTTAATAGTTGCCTTTCCCGCCTTCGTAGCGGCCGCATTATAGGCCGTAATAATTTCTTTTTTGAGCTTCGCAAGCCGATCATATTTAAGCATCTCCGCATAATATTGCTTTGGGTCAGCACTCCCAATCGTGGCGTATGCTTTGGCTAGCATTGTCTCTATTTCTGTAATAGCATCGGCATAGGCTTTGATCATTTGGTCAATATAGGTTTGTTGGGTGGCCTCCGCTAGGACATACCCGTCTTTAGATAGGGTTAAGTAGCTCATTCAGTCTCGATAGTGCCCATGGAGGGAACTTCTAGTAATGCGTTATCCCGCTCTTCTTTCTTCCGTTCCATCTCTTTCTTGACATCATCAACAATCTCTTTGGGGATGAATTTCAATAAGGTCTCTTCGGATACCATAGTCGAAAGGATCATGGCGACTTCTGCTTTTGCCTTTATGTCTATCGGAATATTCCTTGTGGTGTGTACAGTGGCCTTGTAATCGTCTGTGTTGACACTGGCAGAGGAAGAAGCGTTGTAAATATCCGCATAAAAACCCAATCGCTTTTTTAGCCCTTGGTTGAAATATGTCTCTATTTGTGCAGCCTTGAACTCCATACCGATTAGCTTATAGGCAATGGCAATTCCAGACGCGTTCCCTGCGAAAGCCTCGTCGCTCATGTCTGGGATCTTAATAGACTTATGAAAAAGCGTTTCAATCCGGTCGGTTAAATTATTGTAGAAAGTCTCTACCCCTCCAAGGTTCTTCTCCAGGTATCTAGGAAGATCTGACCTTTCTTCCATGTTGAGATTATCTATAACAGAGATCTTACCCTCTAAATATGCCTCAACAAACTCTTTATCAACCTGGTTACCCAATAGAGTTATCAGCGCATTATATCGGTCAACTTCATTCAACGATTTAGAAATAAGCTCATCAAAAGAGTCTATCAACGGCTTTTCAGCTTCAAACAGAGGCCGTTCTCGCCTTCCTCCGGTGTATTTGATGATAGGAACCTCGGTGAATGGCTGTTCTGATTCTTCAGCCAGCTTCCAAGCGTTCCCACTCTTTTCCCATGTTTGTTTTAGCCCAGGGAATAACACGTCCGCTTTCTGGTCGTCGCTGTCACCTGAGAAGTAGACAGCATATTCTATTTTTTTCTTGACGCTGTCGGTATACTTTATATAAACCGAAGAAGTCGGTACTATCTTATATTCTGCCGTAAGTATCCCAGGCAATTCTAAATCGTCAGACGTCCACCACATTTCATAGGATTTCCCCTGAATTAGAACTTCCTCATATAGTTCAGCAGTTTCTAATTGTTCTTGGTTAAAGGAATCCATGGCTCGCATATATGAGATAAAAAGATCATCGTCTTCCTCTACATCATCACTGACTAATTCATATGTTGTTACGATGTCACCAGACCGCCCAGCATACCCGGCCATTGCCTCGACCGCCATTTTAGCAAGCGGTACAGGGATTCTGTTATCTGGTTTTTTACCGGGCTCTTTGCCTAGGATATACGGGTTTTTCCCATCGACATAGGCTTCGTTCATTCCTATTCCGCCGGCTCTTTTCCTGACCGTTGATAAAATCTCGTCTAATTGTTTGCTGCTAATTGACTGCGTATTTTCCATATTATCCCCCATGATAACTGATCATGTTCCCTGTCTTGAATTGCTTACGTACCAAAGATGCGAAAGAATCCGGGCAGTCATCATGCGCTGAATTCTCATTATATTCCATTATATCAGAAATGTACTCAATGTCACCATCTACCATATCATAAATTACATCATTCCATCTAGATTTACCAAAAGTACTGATTTTATAGTATTTATTCATAGATTCGTGATACCCACCTATCATTGTGCGGGTCCTGGCGCCCAACTCTTTACGCAAGAATCCCTTATCAGCATTGTCCTCACAATAGCATGCTAAGACCTGGTATCGCTCAAGCCTTGAACAGATCTCAGTATATCTAGTCTCAATGTGCCCTGGCATCTTCCATCCGATTGTATGGAGCTTTCCCCCCACTTCTGAAATAATAGTCATGGCAGACGAGTCAGGGCCTCCGTAAGCTGCATCTATATGAGCATAAGCCTTGCCACCTATAGGGAATTCACCATATTGTGGCTCTTTGAATAATAGGTCTTCGTCTGATATATGCTTTAGCTCATAGTTGGCAGAAAATAAAGAGCTAGTCATGGCGTCCTTGCGTTCTTGAATCCGGTCTTTGGATATGATCCCCGTTTGATAGACCGTAAACATTTGAGGTTTCGGCATGATCTTAAAAGCATCGTCCTTATGCCAGGGCGTCCCGGTGTTGTATATCCGGTGCTCTGACTCTGAGGCAATATTGGCTAATTCCATATATTGGCTAATAGTCGCCTTGCGTTCTGCACCTGACACCCGATCTTTAAGGGTCACAATATCATCGGTTATTACTGAACCGTGCTTACCAGTGATAGACGCCTTCAACCCTAGCCCTAGCACTTGGCGACCCATGGTTCCTTTGTACGTGCTCAGTTCTAGCTCTGTTGAATTGTCTATGGTCATTTTTGGATAGAATCCGTAGACATCATTCATTAAGAACATAGTCTCATCTTTTTGGAGTAATTTTGAAACAGCATTCAGAACGTCCTTGACATCCTCCTGGGATTTTCGAATAAAGATTATATTCTCATAAGGCTTAGCTATCACCCACAAAACCAACGCGATTATCAGGCAAGTAGTTTTATAAGATCCCCGGTGGGCCTGTAGCGTCCCGTTATAATCTAACTTAAACATCGTCCTGATCCATTCTTTGTGAATCTCGTTGTTAAGTTTATCATACCCCAATGAACGGGCAAACGGTATCGGGTTCTCTATAATAGAGTTTAACAGGTCAAGGCCCATAAAGGCCCCTTCCTGCCATCTTTACGGAATAACGTACCCTAGTGGCCATATAGTTCTTTGAGCTTGTAATAGACAGCGTCGTCGACTGTGTGCTCTATTTCTTGCTTGTCTGACCAACCCATCTGTTTAAGTGAGAAGGCTACCATGGCAACGGGAGCCTTTCCTGATAGCCCTAGTTTTTCAAGTT